CCGTCCCTCCAGACCGTGGCCTCGGCCCTGTCGGTGGGGCTGGCCGCGCTCGGCCCCAGCCTGACCCCCCTCGGAGCGGCGATCGGGCAGGCGGTCAAGGCGCTGGCCCCGCTGCTGCCTCTGGCCGGGCAACTGGCAGCGATCCTGGCCCAGATCCTGGCCCCCGCGCTGTCCGCGCTGTCGGCGGTGCTCGGGCCGGTGATCCAGGCCCTGGAGGACGCCCTAGCGCCGATCCTGCCGCCGCTCTCGGCCGCCTTCGCCCAGATCGGTGCCGCGCTCGCGCCGGTCGCCAAGCTCCTCGGCGCCACCCTGGCCGCAGCCCTGGCCAAGATCCTTCCGCCGATCCTGGCCCTGGTCCCGCAGCTCCTGACGGGCCTGCTGCCGGCGTTCCAGGAGCTGACCGTGGCGCTGGCCCCGCTGATCCCGCTGCTGGTCCAGCTCCTGACCAACGCGCTCGTCCCGCTGCTGCCGGCGCTGGCCCCGCTGGTGCACATGATCGTCCAGATCGTCACCCGGTTCGCGGACTGGATCGTCGTCCTCACGCCGGTGCTGGCAGCGCTGCTCAAGGTCGAGGCGGCCATGCAGCGCTTCGAGGCGGCGGCCTTCATCGAGCCGCTGCTCAACGGCATCATCGGCGCCCTGCAAGGGCTGCTGAACGTAGCCCTGTCGCTGTCCGGGGTGCCCCTCACCCTGGTCAACGGGATCATCCAGGGTTTCGCGGCCTTGCCCGGCCTGTTCAACCGGGTGGTCGGGTTCTTCACCGACCTGGGCTCCCGGGTGGCCGCGGCCTTGTCCACCGGGTTCCAGGCGGTGGTGGCGTTTTTCTCCGGGCTGCCCGCCCAGGTGGTGCCGGTCCTGACGGCCGGTTTCGCGGCCATGGTGGAGTTCTTCGCCGCCTTGCCGGGCCAGGTCCTCGCGGCGCTGACCACCGGCTTCCAGGCCGTGGTCGCGTTCTTCGTGTCCCTGCCGGGGCTGCTGCTGGCCGGACTGGTGGCGCTGCCCGGCCTGCTGGTGGACATCTTCGTCAACGCGGTGGCCGGGCTGGGCATCGCGCTGCTCACCGCCTTCGCCGGCATCATCTTCCTGTTCTTCAAGCTGCCCACGGACATCGCCAACGCCCTGGTGTCCCTCGGCCCCGTCCTGCTGTCGGTCTTCACCACCGCGTTCACGGCGGCCGTTACGGCGACCGCCTCGTTCCTCTCCGCGACGGTGGCGTTCTTCGCCGCTCTGCCCGGCCAGGTGGTGGCCGCGCTGGCCGCCTTCGGGACGCTGCTGCTCGGGCTGCTCACGACGGCCTACAACTCCGCCCGCACCGCCACCACGACCGCGCTGGCGGCCGTGGTGAGCTTCTTCGCGGGGCTGCCGGCGCGGGTGGCCGCGGCCGTGGCGCCGATCCCGGGGAAGCTGGCGGCCCTGTTCCGGTCCGCCGGCAGTTCGGCGCTGTCCGCGGCCTCCTCGGCCGGGGCCTCGCTGGTGGCGTTCTTCTCCCGTCTGCCTGGCCGGATCGCCTCCGCGCTGTCTTCGGTCGGGTCCCGAGTGGCCGGGGTGTTCCGCAGCGCGGCCAGCACCGCCAACAGCGCGGTGTCCTCGCTGATCAACGGCATCGTCAACCTGTTCTCCAAGCTCCCCGGGCGCCTGGTCAGTGCGCTGGGGAACATCGGCTCCCGAATCGTGTCCAAGATCAAGTCCGGGCTGCCGTCCGCGGTGCGCGCGGTGCTGCCGTTCGCGGAGGGGGGCATCGTCACCAGCCCGGTCATGGGCCTGGTGGGCGAGGCCGGCCCGGAGGTGATCATCCCGCTGACCAAGCCGCAGAGGGCCGCTCAGCTCGCCGCGGACTCCGGGCTGCTCAACCTGCTGGCCAAGCAGGGGGCCGTGCCGACGAGGAGCCAGGCCCGGGAGCGGCCGGTGACGAAGAACATCACCAACGTCTGGAACATCAGCACGGTGGTGGACGACCCCATGGTTCTTGCCCACCACCTGCACGGGCGGGTCGCGCGGGCGGCGGGAGTGTGAGCCGATGATCTTCGACTACGCGGACTTCGCTTGTACCGAGATCATCAACTCGGTGCGGGCCGCGACGTACTCGCAGCTGTACTGCCTGCCGATCGAGTGCGATGCCTGCCCGGAACTGCCGTGCGCGCTGGGAGACGGGGACTTCCAGCAGGACCCGTACACCCCGTACACGGACCCGGCCACGGATGAGGCCCCGTGGTACGACCCGGCGGTGCCGGAGAGCACCGGGGTGCTGGGGTTCATGGGCCTGGACGTGTCCGGGTTCCAGTCCTCCACGGTGTCCCGTACGCCGGTGCCGCTGGTCGGCGACGGGTCCGCGCTGGGCATCGCCCGCCGGGCGCACCGGGTGATCACGTACACGGTGCTGATGATCGTCCGCGACGAGTGCGCGCTGTCGTACGGGTTGGAGTGGCTGGCGGCCACGCTCAACGGGTGCTGCGACGACGGGTGCAACGGCTCCACGCTGGGAGTGTTCGCGTGCTGCCCGACCTGCGACGGCTGCGACGCCATGCGGTATCTGTACGACGTGGCGCTGCTGGAAGGCCCCACGGTGGAGTCGCTGGAGTACCTGGACGACGGGATCTTGGCCCGGATCACGTACAGCCTCGTCGCGGGCAAACCCGGGATTTTCCGCAACCCCGTGGAGTCCTCGGAGACCTGGTACGACCTGACCGCCGGCACGCTGGTGACGACCAACCCGGACACCGTCTACAGCCAGTGCGTGGGGGCCGCGGACTGCCTGTCGGACCCCACTTGCCCGGCCCCTGCGCTGCCGGACCGGGTGCCGGTACCGGTGGACCCCTGCTACCCCACCGGCAGCGCCACGTTCCGGCGCACCGTGATCTCCCTGGCCACCACGGACGTGCCGAACGCGCTGGACATGGTGCCGGTGCTGGAGCTGGAGGTCGGGAACACCGACCTGAGGCGCCTGATCGTGCGCTTTCGGGCCTCGCTGACGGGCCAGGACTGCGCGGACACGCTGCTGGACCCGTGCTCGGTGTGCGCAGACATGCAGATCCCTTACCTGCCGGCGGGGTCGATGCTCACGGTGGACGGGCGCACCCAGCGGGCCACGGTGGAGTGCGACACCGCGAAGGTCGGCAGCTCGACCACGAGCCCGACGCTGTACGGCGCCCAGGGGGACGCCTTCCAGTGGCCGGTGTTCCAGTGCCCGGAGGGCATGTGCATCGAGATCTTGTCGACGTCGGCGAGCACGGGCGCCGGCACGAGGGCGCGGGTGCTGATGGTGACTCGATCGGACGCGGGGTGACGGGCTGATGGCTGGTGTGCTCGGGTGCCCGCAGCAGTATTCGGCGGTGATCCACTGGCGCGGGGGGTCCAGGCCGTTCACCTCGCCCGGTGTGGACGCGCTGACCGGCGTGGCGTGGAACCGGACGGTCAACGACACGGCGGAGGCCTTCATCACGATCGCCAAGGGCAAGGCGCCGGACTGCTGCGGGCAGCTCGGCGACGTCGAGCCGTACATTCACGAACTGTCGATCTACCGGGACGGCGCGCTGGTGTGGCAGGGGCCGGTGGTGCGCACGGTGGAGTCCCGGGACACGATGCGCGTGGAGGCCCGGGACGTCACGGAGTACCTGGCGCGCACCATCAACACCGAGGTGCTGCGGTACGTGTCCACCAACACGGCGCTGCCGAAGCACGCCGGGCCGGTGCAGCAGATCGCCCGGTCGATCATCACGCTGAACCTCAACAACGCCGGCTTCTCGACGCCGCCGGACTGGTGCAACGTCCTGCCGTTCATCGCCGAGCACGACACCACCGTGCTGACCAAGTTCGAGAAGGACGGCACGTCGAACGCCTCGATCTGGCTGGTGCCGGTGTTGAAGATCATGGATGACGAGCTGGTGCCGCGCGGTCTGGAGTACACCACCGTGGGCCGGCGGCTCGTCCTCGGCCGCCCGCAGCTCGCCGGGGACCGCGCGCAGGCCACGCTGACGCTGGACCACATCGCTGGGGATGTCGAGGTCATCAAGGACGGCCCCAGCGGGGCCGCGCTGATGTGGGCCACCAACCAGGTCCGGGACGACATCAGCGACGCCGCTTTCGGCGTCAGCGGGTTCACCAACACCGCGTACGGGCGCCTGGACTCGCTGGTGCTCTCCCAGGCCGAGAACATGGACGGCTACGACCTGCTGCAGCTCGCCCAAGCCTCGATCGTCGGCCGCTTCCCGGTGCCGATCGGCCTTTCCATCCCCAACGGCTCCCACCTCACCGCGGACGCCCCGGTGACGATCGACCAGCTCGTCGCCGGCGCCCGGCTCAACGTGATCACCACCGGCATGTGCTCCAGCGTGGCGGTGGCCTACCGGCTGACCGACGTGGACGTGGAGTGGGGGGACAGCGGCGAGCAGGTCGCGGTCTCCCTGGTTCCCCTCGGCGACGACCCGGCCCCGCCCACTCCGTAGGAGGTTCCTCATGCCCGCACTTCCCGCACAGCGTGCCGTGCAGCGGCCGGTGCAGGCCGCGATGGCGTCGCAGCGCGCCCTCGGGCGCGCTGCCCAAGGGGTCGCCGAGCCGGTCACCCCGATCGGCGTCGCCTGGATCAACGGCCAGTGGTACGACGTGGACCTCACCGCGGAGGGCACCACCGTGCTGGTGCCGCGCGGGCCGGTGCCGGTCGTGCCGGCGCCCCCCGCCGACCTTCCCCAGGACCAGGGGGACGGCCAGGACCACGACCACGAGCAGCCCCCCACCGGCTGACCGGCCGGGCCCCTGTCCGGGCAGTGTCCGGACACGTGTCCGTGCAGGTCACAGCCCCTTACCCCGTGTTGTCCGGACGGTGTCCGGACACCTGCTTGGAGGTAGCGCGATGAGCGACCCGACCCCCGTCCCGAACCCCGGCCCCCTGTCTCCGTCACCACCCCCCCTGCCAGGGGCGTTGCCTTCGCCGGCCGTGGGCCGCGTCGTGCACTACGTCTCCCACGGCACCCCCGTACGGCCGGACGGCACCCAGGCATTCGTACCGGCCTGCCGGGCGGCCGCCATCACGGAGGTCAACGCCGAGGAGCCCTTCCAGGTGGGCCTGAGCGTGACCAACCCCACCGGCATGTTCTTCCACCCCCTCTCCGCGGGCGGCAGCTTCCTGTACCAGCCGGACGGAGTCGGGTGCTCCCTGCCGCCCGAGCAGCGGCGCCCCGGCACCTGGCACTGGCCGGAGCGCGTGTAATGCCCGTGCCCCTGACCGAGCGAAGTGGCGGAACAAGGAGGCGGTGATGGACGGGACAGGGGTGAGGACGGTGGACACGCTGGTGGTCTGGGCGACGGCTGTCGCGGCAGTGGTCGGCGTGTGCGCCCTGGGGTGGCGGGTCGCCCGCCGAGCCCGTCGTGTGGCCCGCCGCATTGAGGAGTTCATCGACGACTGGCAAGGGGTCGAAGCGCGGGCAGGCGTCGAAGGGCGGGCCGGGGTGATGGAGCGTCTTGCCGCGATCGAGCACCGGGTCGCGGCCATCGTCCATGAGGTCCGCCCCAACAACGGCAGCTCCCTGCGGGACGCAGTGAACCGCGTCGACAGGAGGACGGCAACGATCGTCGGC